CACGAGCCCGTCTTGTGTATCAGCGTATCTGAAAGAGAAGAACATCCAGCCCGAGTGCGTGATTGTCTTGACCGATGGTTATGTAGGTGGTGACTGGGGTAGTGAGTGGACTGCACCTGTAATGTGGTGCATCGTGGGTGGGTATGACGGTGATGCCGACAACGGCAAAACTATTCATATCGACAGCAACTAACAATGTTAGGCAACAAAGGAGAAATCAAATGAGTATTAGTTCATCAGCGTTATTAGTGGAATTGAATATCAGCGTATGGCCTGCGTCTAAGTTAGACCGAGAGGTAACTGATAAGGTCAATACAGATGCGTCAGCAGTCAGAGGTGCGAGTCAGACCAAGAAGAATCTATTTGCGGGGACTAGCCTACGCAAAGACATATCAGACTTCGCCGCGCGTGTTCGTCTGTATCACAACAAGCATACATTGCCTTGGGCAGACAAGGGTGAGCGTATGTTACCGACCAAGTTGTTCATGGAATACAAACAGACCATGAATGGGTTCGAGCAGACATTCAACATGATGTGCACCAACTTCTTTGTTGAGTATCCGCGTCTTGTTGCAGATGCACCTAACAACCTAGGCAGTATGTATAAGGCAGAGGACTATCCCGAGATTGAAGAGGTGCGATTGAAGTTCGGGTTTAGACGAGCAGTTAAACCAATACCTGAGTCTGGTGACTTCCGCTTAGATATACCTGCGCATGACTTAGTGGAGATGAAGAACGACTACGAGAAACAATACAGCGACAGGTTAGCCGAGGCTATGCGTGAGCCGTGGGAGCGTCTGCATAAGACGCTAGTAGGAATGTCGGAGAAGTTGACTGATATTGAGGGTGATGATTCCAAGAAGCGTTACCACGACACACTTATCTCTAACCCCATAGAGTTGTGTGGACTGCTAACTAAACTGAATGTGACCAACGACCCGAAGTTAGAGGAAGCACGACGCCAACTAGAACTAACAATGTTAGGGGCAGACATAGAGAGTATCAAAGAAGATGCAGACTCACGGAGCGCATTGAAGTCTAAGGTAGATGCTATCTTAGGTAAGTTCGATTGGTAATTAAACAAAGGAAATGATATGAGTGAATCACTAGGAGTAAGTATGAATCTATTTGCATTGAGCAATGTGGAGTTGCATCCCGATGTATCTAAGAAGTTGGGTCAGGAGTCGATAGGTGACCCACCTACGGATATGTGCAGACTGGTAATGAATCTAGCGATGGCGAATCCATTGTGGCGGTTCGTCGTTACCGATACCCTGAGTGGGCACAAGCCCGTGGGGTTCAGTGTGATTGATAGTGGTGAGACTATTGGCAAGATTGGTAGACAGTATTACCGAGGTGACTTCAAACTATCGCTTACCAACGACCGCATTAGTGATAAGAGAGAACGCACAGAGTCATACCGCACAGGAGATGTGGACAAGGCGGTGCTCATGGCGAAGAAGATGTTCTTTCGTCTCAAGCCCAACGAGCGTATCGACAAGGCGTATGACAAGGCGAAGCAAGTGATGAACAACCAAGCGCACGAGAAAAGTAGAGAGCATCGCTACTCCGAGAGGGATACGCAAAACTCTGCGCAAGAATTCATCATGGGTAGTGGCTTTCACTTGTTCTTAGCGCATGTAAACGGACTACCTGAAGCAGAGAAGAAGCCCATGCTAAAGAAGATGGAGCAGACCAAGAAGTTCAAAGATGACATGTTGACTATTGAATCAATCCGTGAAAGGTTTGGTGATAACAAAGCCGCACTTGTTATCAAGGATGAGGGTAAATACTTGGTAAAGATTGGACAAGATGTGCAACTTTACGATGATAATACGCTCCCCGTAGAGATGCGAGGAAAGCTAGGTATGTTGAAGTTAGTTGAAGCCGAGCACTTTGTATCGGACATAGGGTGTCGTATCAACGACGAAATCTTTGTAGTATTAACAGAAGGGGCATAACAATGTTAGATAACAACCAAACAACAGAAATCTATTCACGAACACTCAGGCGCACGGACTCTTACTTAACAGTAGAGGGCCCGTATAGAGCAGAGAGTGATTTGCCTACCCTAGCAGGGATAGCAGTAATAGTTTGTCTCACAGCCGTGGGGTTATGGAGTTGGCTATGCTAGAAACAATTGCATGGGCGGTAATGCTGATGTGCCTTGGTGGTGCAATCGTAGTGATTGTGGGTGTAGCAATATTTATGTTGGGGAGTGATGATGAAAGACCATGAAATGATTTCTGCGATTACCCTGCGTGATTTCTTTGCTACTCATGCTATGCAAGGGATGTTGTCAGAAAACTCAGGCATCAGATATCCAACTGATGAACTTGTAGATTTTGCTTACAAGGTAGCAGACGCAATGTTAAAAGCGAGGGAAGAATGAGCACCGACCAAGAATACTGGGATGCGTGTCTGATAAAGACATGGCGCAATGATGGATGCTTTTTGGACGCATTGCAAATGTTTAAAAGCATTACGGGGCGTTTAGTGTTTGGTAGAGAAGAACCACTACTGCGCACCCCTCTAGAAGGCGTCCCCCTAAAAATACGAGTGCGTCCGTATGTTGCACAACATTTAGAGAAGATAAGCAGACGACTGTGGGACTACGCACCTGAGCATGACGTAGCCCTACTGAAGAAGTTGCAAACCTCTAAATACACAACAACCGAGCAAGCCACTAATCCTGACAAAGAGATGAACAACGAGAGAAATAGAACCTTGACCAACAGAAAGCGAATGGCTATGAATTCTTTGCAACGCTCAGTTAGAAACCAAGCGACAGATTGGGGAGTGACTAAGGGCGCAGTGAGGATAAGAAGGAGATGAAGTGCCCGACATGCGGTGCATGGACACTAGTAAAGCAAACAACAACATCGCCCACATTTGGGCATATACGAAGGAGAGAATGTGCAAACGAACACAGATTTACAACCAAAGAAGTCGCTATCCCGCAAGAGGAAATCGACGAAGAGAGACGAAACCATCTCGCTAATAATAAAAAACGACTGGAATCCATTCGAGCGAGCCGACCCAAAAGTGTTAGAAAAAATAAAGCGAAAATTTACTAAGAATGATTTTAAGGATGCACTGCTATGACAACAGGAATTGAAGAGTTAAAACCAATAACAAAACGCAAGGGTAGGGGTCTTGGTAAGAAGCCCGCACTCTATTGCACGAGCTTGCGTCTACCAAAGGATGTGATGGATTACTTCAACACAAACTATGCGTATACAAAGCAAGCCAAGATGAGAGAAGTTCTTACTGAATTCGTTAAACAACAAACCAACAGGAGTTAACACATGGCTACAGCCACAAAACCAAACAAGTCACAACAAATCCGTGCCTACATTGCTAAGCACCCGACTGCGAAAGCACGAGAGGTAGCAGACGCACTGAAGCTGATACCGCAGTATGTGCATCAGGTAGTCCACAAAATGAAGGGTGATGCCAAGATACCTACCGCAGTAGATACAGTCACGCAGATAACACCCGAGCGCATGAAAGAGTTAGTGCATCAACACACGAAACCTAAAAAGCGTATGCAGAGTGCTACACCTAGAGACATTGTTTCTACGCATCACACCGACATGGTCAACCATCCTCCGCATTACAAAGCAGGTGGAATAGAGACTATCGACTTCATTGAGGCGAAAGAATTAGGCTATCACCTTGGCAATGTTGTGAAATACATAACACGCGCTGACCACAAGGGCAACAAGTTGGAAGACTTGAAGAAGGCACAGTGGTATCTCAGCCGAGCCATTGAGAAACTGAACTAATCTAAGGGGGTATCGTAAATTGGAGGATGACCTAGCCGATAGATGTGACGGTGTCTTTCTCAAGCAGAGTCCCCCTTGAGATTTCACTCTGCTTGAACCTTTAGCGTGACGGGGGGCACGTAATCTATCAACCCCCCAACCCCCCTAACATTGTTAGGGTATATCCTAGCTACCTATCGGTGGCTTTTTTATTGTCCGTAGTTGACAAAGTCAAATCACTGTGTTAGACTGACCGCTTGAAAACAAATTCGAGGGTTAGATGGCACAAACTCCTGAGGCCAAGGTCAAGGCCAAAATCAAAGCAATCCTTAAAGCACACGGGGCTTACTACGCTATGCCGATTGGCACAGGGTTAGGCAATAGCGGTGTGCCCGACTTCCTTGTGTGTCACAACGGATATTTCTTAGGCGTTGAAGCCAAGGCGGGTAGGGGTGTTCCTACTGCGCTACAAGAAAAGAACCTACGAGAAATCGACAAAGCTGGCGGTTGGACGCTTGTGATTAACGAAGAATCCTTAGAGAACAAGATTCTGGAAGCGATATTAGCAAACATGGGGGAAGAGTCCGAATACGACCCACAACAAATACAACCCCCAATAGGCAAGGACGGCAGATACAAATGAACATCCTCACAATCGACTTTGAAACCTACTACTCTGCCGACCTAGGTTTCGCCAAGCAGACCACTGAGGAGTATGTGCGGGATCAGCGTTTTGAAGTTATCGGTGTTTCAATACAAGTAAACGATGGTGAACCAGCATGGTTTAGCGGAAGCCGTGAGGACATGCACCAGTTCCTAGACCAATTTGATTGGGACAATTCTCTTGCCCTAGCCCACAACGCAATGTTTGATGGGGCAATTTTGAACTGGGTCTACGGCATCAAACCCAAGGGTTGGCTTGACACTCTCTCGATGGGGCGTGCATTGCACGGTACTGAGGTGGGCGGTAGCCTCAAAGTATTAGCTACGCACTACGATGTTGGCATAAAGGGCACAGAGGTAGAGGATGCCAAGGGCCTGCGCCGTGAGGACTTTACTCCTACGCATCTAGCCACTTATGGGGAGTATTGCAAGAACGACGTTAAGCTGACCTACTCCATATTCTTGCTTATGAGTAACGACTTCCCCGCAGCGGAGTTACGTTTAATTGACCTAACCATCCGTATGTTCACTGAACCTACGCTCGAGTTGGATGGGGACTTGCTTGACGAGCACCTACTCCTGATTCAGTCCACAAAGATTAAGTTGCTTGCCCATTACGATAAAGATGACTTGATGAGCAACCCAAAGTTTGCCCAGTTACTTTTTGCGAATGGCGTTGTGCCCCCGATGAAAAAGAGCCCTACTACTGGCAAAGAAACCTATGCCTTCGCTAAGACGGACGAGGGGTTCAAAGAGTTACTTGACCATGTGAACCCAGTTGTACAAACATTAGCTACCGCAAGGCTAGGCATGAAGTCTACGATTGAAGAGACACGGACAGAACGATTCATTGGTATTGCTGACAGAGGCACAATGCCCGTCCCGCTTAGATATTACGCGGCACATACTGGACGATGGGGCGGAGACGACAAACTAAACCTACAAAACCTGCCGAGGGGGTCAATGCTCAAGAGGGCGATCAGAGCCCCACAAGGCTACATGATGATTGACTCAGATTCATCACAGATTGAAGCCCGCACACTCGCATGGTTAGCGGGGCAAGACGACTTAGTAAAGGCATTTGAAGATGGCGAAGACGTATACAAAATCATGGCATCGGCTATTTATGGCAAGAGAATCGAAGAGATTACAAAGGACGAGCGCTTTGTCGGTAAAACGACGATTCTTGGAGCGGGCTACGGCATGGGGGCGACAAAGTTTCAAGCGCAACTTAAAAATTTTGGTGTTACGGTTGAGGCTGAAGAAGCACAGCGAATTATCAATACGTACCGAAATACATATCCGAAAATTACTCAACTATGGAAAGATGCGGGCTATGCGCTCAAAGCCATACTCCAAGGGCAAATGACTCAGCTAGGTCGGGGCGGTGTTTTGCAGATTCACGGCAAGCAAGGCGTATACCTACCCAACGAGTTATATATTCGATACCCCAACTTACGTATGTATCAGGCTGAGGACAGCGAGAAGGCCGAACTTGTATACGACACCAAGAAGGGCAAAGCAGTTATACCCAACCGAATCTATGGCGGTAAGTTAATCGAGAACGTCTGCCAAGCACTAGCCCGAATCATCATCGGTGAGCAAATGCTCATGGTTGCTAAGAAATATAAAGTAGTAATGACAGTGCATGATGCGATTGCACTGATTGTCCCGGAGCAGGAAGTTGCGACTGCTGTGGAATACGTAGAGTTATGTATGCGGCTACGCCCCAAGTGGGCACAAGAGTTACCTTTAAACTGTGAGGCGGGATATGGAAAAAGCTACGGCGAGTGTTAAGAAGCGTTGCCCTCATTGCGACGCGAAGATGGTTGAGTATCGGCATGTGTTCAACAAAGGTTTGGCGCATGGGTTGTACGAACTATTCTCTGCGGGCGGTGGCCCTGTTAGTTTGCGTGCTTTGCGTATCACAAGAACACAATGGACTAACTTTCAAAAGCTACGCTACTGGGGTTTGGCTAGTAGAACTAGGGTAGATGGTGAGTGGACACTAACTGCTAAGGGCTTTGCATTTATTACGCAAGGTATAGGGATACCAAAGTGGGCATGGACTTATCGTGGCGACACAGTACGATTTGAAGGTGACACATGTTTCTTCTTGTCGGTACACGAGCCGAAGTATCAGAAGAAAGCCGACTACGCAGATAGCGCAGTAGCGCACGGAGGGTAAACATGATTCTTAACCAAGGACAAATTGCGGGTGGTTTGGCAGAGGAACTGCTAGAAGTGCTACACAAGTATGACGAGACGCTATACACATCTACTGTGATTGGCGTATTAGAGTTAGTAAAGCGTCAGTTAATTGACGAAGCAATGTGGGGAGAAACAGAAGATGACTAAAGAAGATGAAATCATTGAGATGGCTAAACAAGTGGGTATTCGTGGTCCTGTAATTGACTTTCATAAAAAAGAACTTGAAACTTTTGCCAAACTGGTAGCAGAGAAAGAGCGTGAGCGATTAACTGATGCCGCAATGAAAGCGGCTGAGAAAGCAGTTGATGTAGCAGTTGCTCTTGAGCGTGAGGCGTGTGCAAAGTTGTTTGAGTTAACAGATTTGAGCGGACTTAAAAGCGATGTATGGCTTCAAAATTACACAGCAACAATACTTGATGGATACGCCAAAGCAATCAGAGCAAGGGGACAAGCATGACTAGTCGCATAGAAATAGAGTACGAATTAAAAGCAGAAGAAGATGATGACATCCAAGACTACAAGAAGCCTTGGGTTGGGTTGTCAAACGGAGAAATGATAGAACTTTCAGAAATGAAATTAGGTAGTTGGGATTTGATTCTTGAAGTTGAAGCCAAATTAAAGGATAAGAACACATGACTACTGTTTATTGGACTCCAACAACAACTCAAAGCAAAGAAGGAGAAGAGTTGTTTGAAGCAGATATTTTGTTTGGTGAACCAAAGTCTCTAGCCAAAGAAATAGCCACGGCATACAAAGACCATGTGTTTTTGCAGTGCCCCGCTACACAAGCGTTTTACAGAAATACATTTGTTATCACTGCCCCTATGAGTGGAGTAATTGATATCGGTGAAAACAAAGATGGTTCAGCTAGTATTACTCTTACTGGTTACGGATGGGACCAAACTTATTACGAAGCATTTAGCCATATCAGAGAAGATAAAACAGTAGGGCTACCCCCAACTTATTTGTTCTACGCAAAAGAATCTTTGGAGATGGAAGTATTACCTGTCTTCTTGTTGAATTCACCCTCCATAGAAAATACACATCTTCTACCCGCATCTTTTGATATTGGTAAATGGATTCGCCCTGTTGATTTTTCTTTCGTGCCCAAAGACTACAGGAAACCGATAACAATAACCCGAGGTGACCCTTTGTACTTTGTTAGGTTTAAATGCCAAGACCGCGTTGAGTTAGAGCGCGTTGCGTTTAGCAAGGATGTGCAACACATGGTTAATTCATGTGTTTCGGTAAAGAAAAGGTTGAAGAGCATAACGCTTCCTGTGCTGTACGACATGGCTAAGTCACGTATTGATTTATTTTTTAGGAGCAATCGATGACACCCGAAGACGAAGCCTTCAACGAGATTGAGCGTAGAAGTAAAGTAAAGCAAGAGATGGTGCGTGCTATGTACGAGCCACATGACTGCCCAAGATGTGCTGAACACAAAGAAGCTCGAGCCCTATGGCGCAAGTTAGCGTTAGAGTTGTGGGATAGATACAAGGATAAAAGATGAATATTGTTTGGTCGTTCAGTAGCTTAAAGACATTTCAGCAGTGCCCGCGCAAGTATCACCACACCAAGATACTTAAAGACATTGTTGAGCCTGACACAACAGCTACGTTGTACGGCAAAACTGCACATACTGTGGCAGAGGAATACATCAAGGACGGTAAACCTATACCGCCCGCGTTCGAGTATATGAAGGACACACTGGATGCCCTCAACAGAATTGAAGGAGAGAAGTTATGCGAAGTGAAACTGGGACTGACCAAGAACTTGGAGTCTTGCGAATTCAATGCACCGAATGTTTGGTGGCATGGGATAGCCGACTTGGTAGTTATCAATCGGAAGAAGGGTCTAGCGCACTCAGCGGACTACAAGACAAGCAAGAGTGCGAGATATGCGGACGTAAAGCAATTGGATTTGGTGGCCTGTGGGCTTTTCGCCAAGTTTCCGGAGATCGGGCGAGTGAAGTCTGCTTTGATCTTCACCGTATCTAAAGAGTTCGTTCGTGCCGAGCACCACAGAGAGATGCTAGATAAGTACATAGAGAAACCAGCACGAGACGTTGCAAGAATTGAGGCGGCGTTGGACAATGGAGTATGGAACCCCATACAAGGCCCGCTGTGCAAGTTCTGTGCAGTGAAATCATGCGAATACAACAGGAACTAACCATGCCATACGTGAACAAACCCCGTCCATATAAAAAAGAATACCAACAACAAGTTGCTCGAGGCGAATCCGACGAACGCTTAGAGCGTCAGCGTGCTAGAGAAAACATTGACAAGAAGAACCCTGACCGTGATAAAGATGGTCGTGCAGATGTTAGAGAAGGTAAAGATGTCGCGCATCGTATGGCACTATCAAAAGGTGGGTCAAACAAAAACGGTGTGCGCTTAGAGAGCGCATCTGTTAACCGCTCATTCAAGCGTGGGTCAAACCACAAAGTTGTATCAGAAGTAAGCACGAGAGAGCGAAAGAAAAAATGAAATTATCAGAGTATGAGTGGCCCCGTCCTCACGGGTTCACCCCGTTCGATCATCAGAAGACAACATCAGAGTTTTTAGTTAATAACCGCAAAGCGTTCTGCTTCAACGAGCAGGGCACAGGTAAAACGGCATCAGTTATATGGGCAGTTGATTACCTCATGCAGTTAGGGTTAGTGAAGCGAGTGTTAGTGATTTGCCCGCTGTCAATCATGAAGTCCGCATGGCAACAAGACTTGTTCAAGTTTGCCATTCATCGCACCGTGTCGATTGCTTATGGCTCAGCCAAAAAGCGTAAAGAGATTGTTAATGCGGGCAACGAGTTCGTCATCATCAACTTCGACGGTGTAGGCATAGTTAAAAAAGAAGTTATGGATGGTGGCTTTGACTTAGTTGTCGTAGACGAGGCGTCAGCCTACAAGAACAATAAGACTGTGCGGTGGAAAGACCTGCGTGACGTAATGAAAGTCGTCAAGGGTTTATGGATGTTGACCGGAACACCAGCGGCTCAATCTCCTGTGGATGCTTTCGGATTGGCAAAGCTAGTCAACCCAACGGCTGTGCCTATATTTGTATCGCAGTTTAAAGATTTAGTTATGGAGAAGGTTAGCGAGTATCGGTGGATACCACGCCCCGTGGCTAAGCAAATCGTGCATAAAGCTCTACAACCCGCGATCAGGTTTGAGAAGAAGGATTGCCTAGACCTACCGCCTGTGACATTCATTGACCGTGATGCCCCACTAACCCCGCAACAGTTGGTGTATTACAAAAAGCTAAAGCAAGAGATGCTGATTGAGGCCGACGGGGAAGAAATCTCCGCAGTCAATGCTGCCGTAAAAATCAACAAGCTATTACAAATCTCAGGCGGCGCGGTCTATACCGACACGGGTGAAGTCTTAGAGTTTGATGTATCAAGCCGACTCAAGGTGGTGCATGAGGTTATAGATGAGACTAGCAATAAAGTATTGGTGTTCGTACCCTTTACGCATACGATTGAATTGCTACAAAAGTATCTAACTAAGCACGGCATAACCAATGAAATTATCAATGGGAATGTCTCTGTCAATAGACGTTCCGACATAGTTACGCACTTCCAAAACAACTCGCAACCAAAGGTTCTAATCATCCAGCCTCAGGCCGCATCTCACGGACTAACCCTAACTGCCGCCGACACAATCATCTGGTACGCTCCGTGTACTAGTGTAGAAACATACCTCCAAGCCAACGCTCGCATTGACAGACCCGGTCAAGTTAATGCAATGACTATCGTCCACCTCAGTGGTAGTCAAGTTGAGCGAAGGATGTATTCCCTACTACGGGGTAACGTAGCAAACCACAGCGAGATCATTGACCTGTACAAACAAGAAATTATTTCTGAAAGTACTTGACAATGTCAAATGTTGTGATATACTGACCAACCAAAAACAAAATGGAGCTAACGATGGACGCAGAAGTTCAGGACGAAGTCACCCCCGTCCGACCCGACATATCCCTAGACAAACTTACGATGATCTACATAAAGATTCGTGATGCGCGTGACAACCTCACCGCAAAATACAAAGCCGACCACGCAGAGTTAGAAGAACAACTCGAAGTGCTCGAACAACAGATGCTAGACACTTGCAAAGAGCAAGGCGCTGATAGCATACGCACCCCACATGGCACGATCGTTCGTACAGTTAAGTCACGGTACTGGACTAACGATTGGGATTCTATGTACGCCTTCATTGAAGAAGTTGGCGACTATGGCCTGTTAGAGAAGAGACTTCATCAGACACACATGAAAGAGTTTCTTGCAGAGAATCCAGACATTTACCCGAAAGGACTTAATGTCGAAAACGAATTTACCGTGGTAGTTAGACGTTCAAAGGAAAAATGAGATGAGTGACTTAACACTTTTAAACCAAGACCTCCCAGACTTTTTGCAAACAGCAGGAGTCAGCGAGCTTACAAAACAATTAGCTGGCCGTAAAACCGCTGGCGTCAAGCGCATCGTACCGAAGAACGGAATCTTCCGTAAGACGGTTGGTGGTGAAGAGATGGGCAAGGTCAAGGGTAACCTTAATGTTATCGTTGTGAGTGCATCTCCTAAAGTTGGTCGTATCTTCTACGCTAAGCAGTGGACACCCGAGGTAGAGCCATCTGCACCAGACTGTTTCTCAAACAATGGTCAGTCACCTGATGAAAGTTCAGCGAGTCCACAAGCAGAGCGTTGCGATTCATGCCAACAAAACATCAAGGGCTCAGGCCAAGGTAACTCTAAGGCTTGCCGTTACTCACGTCGTATTGCCGTAGTGTTAGAAGAGGACTTTGGTTCTTCACTCGAGGGTGAGGTTTATCAAATGAACTTGGCATCTAAATCTTTGTTTGGTGAAAGCGTTGGCGACAACACCCACCCATTCGAGAGCTACACCAAGTATTTGGCTAACAACGGCAAGAGCTTGGACTACGTCGTTACACAGTTGAGCTTCAACGAAGACAACGACAACCAGTCTATTCTGTTCACGCCGACTCGCTTCATCAACAAGGGTGAGTACGCAGTGACTAGCAAAGTTGCGGCCAAGCCCGAAGTGCAGAAGATGGTAGTTATGACACCATACCAAGCCGACGTTGCTGGCAGACCTAAGTTAGAAGCACCTGCTCCTAAACCCGTGGTCAAAGCAATTCCTGTGACTGATGACGATGCAGTCGAGGAACCAAAGAAGCGCGAGTCTAAGAAAGCCGAAGCACCCGCACCTACAGTCAAGAAAAGTTTGGACTCTGTAGTTGCCGCTTGGACTGACGAGGAATAAGCGTGTCAGGCTACAGCTTAAATTTGATGTTGGCGAATAAATCCGCTGACGGAAAACATATAGGTGTAGCTTTGGGACGTATTTGTATAAAGACTGGCGTTAGCGTTTCTTCTATTGCGGAGAGATTCGACGTCAGTCGTCAGACGGTTTACAACTGGTTCGAAGGGCGGGTAATTCCAAACAGTCGAATGGTTGAGCCCATCAAAGAATACATCACGATTTTGAAGCACCAATAATGTTTGACCTACTCAATGCAGTGCTCCCAACGGAGGGACGGTACTGTGTATTCGGGGGTGGCACGTTTCCAGATCAAAGATTTGTAGATACTAGAGAAGAAGCTGAAGAAATAATTCAAGAGTTTGTAGGTAAGAAGATTGACGCGTTTTTCGGATGCGCTAAATTTGGACCAGCGAACGACAGGACTCACGGTAACGCTCAATACTTCCGCGCATTGTGGATGGATATTGATTGCGGCCCCACCAAGGGCGTACCTAACTCCAAAGGGATTATTGAGGGCTATCTAGATCAACAGACTGGACTAGCAGAATTACAAAAGTTTTGCAAAACCGCTGGACTGCATAGACCCATACTGGTGAACTCTGGCAACGGAATTCACGCCTACTGGTTGCTCGACCGCACGGTTACTCGTCAAGAGTGGACGCCGTTAGCTAAGCGACTAAAAGCATTGTGTAAAGAGCATGGACTAATCGTTGACCCACACGTCTTCGAAGCCTCACGTATCTTGCGCCCGATGCACTCGGCTAATTTCAAGAACAAAGATGACCCTAAATCCGTCACAGTTTGGAACGAGCACACGAAGCCTCTATCGTACGAAGCCTACAAAGAATTACTCGGTGCAGATGCGCCTGAGCAAGAACAGCCTGACTTTGTACCGAGAGCGATGAGCCCAATGATGGAAGCATTACTGGGTAACAAGGTTAAGAAGTTCAAGACAATCATGATGCTAGGCGAGAAGGGTTGCGCCCAACTCAATTACTGCTATGAGAATCAAGAAGAACTTAGCGAACCACTGTGGATGTCTGCGTTATCTATTCCCGCTTTCTGCGTAGATGGAGACAAAGCCGCCCACAAAATGTCAGAGAAGCATCCCGAGTATGACCCCGCAGAGGTTAACCAGAAACTAAAGAATATAAGAAAGAACGGTGGGCCACACCACTGCGACACATTTGAGGAGCGAAATCCCGGAGGTTGTGAGGGTTGCCCACACCGAGGTAAGTTCAAGTCACCTATTGTTTTAGGTGTGGAGATTGAGCAAGCCACCGAAGAAGATAACGAAGTTGAAGTTGAAACCAAACAAGGTGTAGTCAAGCACCAAATACCTGAGTACCCATTCCCATTTTTTCGTGGGAAAAAAGGTGGCATCTACGTCAGACCACAACAAGATGATGAAGAGGGCGAGCCAAAGCTAGTCTATGAACATGATCTGTATGTGATTAAGCGGATGCGGGACAAAGAGTTAGGAGAGATGGCGCTGTTTAGGCATCACCTACCGCACGACGGTATGAAAGAGTTTGCTATTACGACAGCAGCTATATCTTCTAAAGACGAGCTGCGCAAGCATCTTGCACAACAGGGAGTGATGGCACACCACAAGCAGTATGAAAACCTTGCTACGTATGTCGTTACATCAGTCAAAAACTTACAGTACACAAAGAAAGCAGAGCTAATGAGAACACAATTCGGATGGGTAGATGGAGACAGCAAATTTATTATGGGTGACAAAGAGATCACCAAAGACGGGACGTTCTATAGCCCGCCGTCATCAACAACAGACTTCTTCGCAGAAAAGATTCACACCAAAGGCGACATGGAGAAGTGGAAAGAAGTATTTAATCTGTATGCAAAACCGGGCATGGAGCCCCATGCGTTTGCCGCTCTTACGGCATTCGGTGCCCCATTGTTCAAGTTCACTGGCTTAAAGGGTGCAATCATTAACGTAATCTACGAGCAGGCTGGATCAGGAAAATCAACGATTCTGCGCATGTGCAACAGCGTGTACGGAATGCCGTACGAAATGATGGCGATTGAGAAAGATACGCTCAACGCCAAGATGCAACAACTGGGTGTGATGAACAACCTGCCCAACACGATTGACGAGATTACCAACATGCTACCCAAGGAGTTTTCCGACTTGGCATACGGCATCAGTCAAGGTCGAGGCAAACACCGAGTTAAAGGTTCAGAGAATGCACTGCGCGTTAACAATACTTCTTGGCAGAACATGACTCTGGCATCGGCTAACGCCAGCTTCCATGAAAAGCTACTGATGTTAAAGAACGCTCCGGATGGTGAGTCAGTGCGTCTACTAGAGTACAAGATTGAGCCTAACGACGTGATTGGTATGGCTTACGGCAAGGAGATGTTTGACCATCAACTCAACGAGAACTACGGCCACGCAGGGGAAATCTACATTACTTGGTTAGTTAACAACCTTGAAGAAGCCAAGAATACATATAAACAGATTCAAGCCAAGATTGACAAAGAAGTCCAGTTCACATCACGCGAACGTTTTTGGTCAGCCGTATGCGCCACCATCATTACTGGCGGTTTAATAGCCAAAGAACTTGGTCTGCATAACTATGACATGAAAGAAATCTATAAGTGGATGAAAAGCATGTTGTCTGAGATGCGCCTTGACGTTAAGCCACCGACAGATTCTCCAGTTACAGCCCTTGGCGAGTTTGTGAACGCTCACTTAGCAATGAACACATTGGTGGTTAACGGTGAAGTTGATGCACGGACAAACATGCAGGCAATGCCGGGTATGGAACCGCGTGGAGAGTTACTAATACGCTACGAGCCAGATACCAAACATCTATATGTAGCTGCAAAGCAGTTCAAAGAGTTCTGCGTTAAACAGCAGATCAACTACAAGAGCCTGCTTAAAACCATGACCGACCAGCAAATCCTATTGGAAACCGTCAACAAGCGTATGTCTAAGGGTATGAAGTTGTCGTCACCAGTCGTACGGACATTAAAGTTTGACGCGGGTAAGTCTGAATATCTACAACTTGATACATTGACCGCAGATGCAAATCGAGACAGTGTCGTATCAGATTGAGTGGAAGAAGTTCCGCAAAGGGTACAGCTTCTTTGTACCCTGCATAGACGAGAAGGCCGCACGGGAAGAACTAAACCGTGTGGCTAAAAGATTAAAGATGGATATTGTTACGAAAGTAGTGTTGCTAGATGGTATCAAAGGGCTTCGAGTCTGGCGAACCTAATGTAAAATCCACTTATCAGTTGTCTAGGATGTTAGCTCCATCCCTCCTTTGTCCCCGCCTAGTGCGGGGATTTTTTATGGGCGTTCTAGTCGGCCAGAGACTTCTCTTGTATTTTCTACGCGACCTTTAGCTTCTGCCGTCCTAGCCGCTTTACGAGACGGAGCAAGTGCATTACCAAGTAGAGGCATGTTCTTCTCGTTGAGTTCAAACCCACGTAAAGCCTTTGCGCGTTTCTCGGCATTACCTTCGAGCGCATCTGAAAGGTTGTCACCACTGATTTGGTACGTTGGGAACTTGCGATTGAACTCGTTCATGTCCTTCATGTAGGTGCCAAACTTCTTCATGTTTTTGTTTCTAAACTCACGATCAAGATTGTTTAGCAATGCCTGACGTTCATTGAGGATGCGTTGCTGAATACCGATCGCCTTGAAGTTTACGTATTGCGTGTTAGCCAGTAAATCAGAACGGAAGCCGACAGCTTGACCAATTATTTGACCAGTAGTAAACGCATCCTTGGACAGAATCCGAGTGCCTTTGTTGTCCTTAGCGCCTTCTTTCCAATACTCATTTGCAGTGACAAAGTTTCTAAAGCCAGCGGGCAATAGTTTTTTCACACCTTTGGCCGTGTCCCCATGCGCCAGAGCAGAAAGCCCTTCAGCCATAGACACCATCATATTCACGCCAGCACCAGACTTCTCGAGCATCATGTTCATGACCTCTTCTTTGATTGTCTTGGCTTCTTTAGTGTCTCGCAACCATAAGTTGTTGAGGCTGGTACGGCCAGAAATATCAAGCCCAGTCAATGCGTTAACAGGACCGCGCTCAAGGATGTCGGACAGCTTCTTACCACCAATTTCAGTTTCGCCAAGTTGCTTAGGCATCCAAACAGTACGGAACCAGAACTCAAAGCTCATAGACCGTAAATCCTCAGGCCAATCTTTATCTTTCAATGCTTCCCATGCCCAGCCAAGCAAGCCCATGATAGTGCTAAACATTGGTAAAGCGACATAGCCGCCGAGGATGTAAGTCGTACCTAGAGTACCAAAGAACTTCTGCACTGCCTCAACACGGGTGCGTCCGTCCATCGGCTTAATCATCTCTTTAAAGTTTTTGAGCAAGAATAGCGTTACATGCAACGGATACATCATGAACTGCGTCAGTAACTTGCCGCCCAAACCCTTCATGAATGTAGGTCGGTTGTACTCGCCATAGTTGCCCAGAGCTTCGTTGGTATCGTAGGTTGCTTGGTCTACCGCCTCTTCAAAAGATTTGCCTTCTTTTATGTTTAAGCGGAACGAGCTCATGAACATGATCTCACGAGACAAGCGCTCGGTCGAGTGCATCAGGCCACCAAGCACTAACAAGTCCACGGTACCTTTGCCAAAGTTTGTGATAGGCGAGCTTAGGTTCTCGGTAGGCGTCTTCTTATAGTCAAACACTGCGCTCGCATAAGTGGAAGTAGTCACATCACGCGCCAGCATCTCGCGTATAGCCTTGCGCTCTAACGGAGTTAAATCCTTAGCGTGTTCAATGGAAGGTGCGACCCATGATTGAGTTCCGTCTTTGTTGGTTTTGTACACGCCGTACTGCTGCCATACCTTTAGCATAGTACCCAATTCACGGGTAGCATTGAACGCGCCGTAGCGAGACAGTACAGGCAGACCAGTCTGGAAAATACTTAAGGGTTGTAGCAAAGCAGAAGATGCGCCACCCAAATAGTAGATGTAGGAAGCTTTAGTGATACCGCCAACTATGCTGGCTGCTACGCCTTCTTTAACAGGAGAAAGAGAAGAGTCAACCCGGCCCCGCATCTCAGTCACGAACGGTTGCATACTTGGTCGGTTAGCAATCGAATCCTGCGCAGCAGATATAGCATTACGCAACAGCGGAGCATACTTAATACGGGCAAGCTGAGTAGCCATCTTTGTAGATGTGTGTGCTACGTTACGCAGGAGGTCAGGACGGAATCCAGTTGTTCCCTTGCGGTGGATAAACTGCCGACGGAAACTTTGCTCAGGCATGGACTGTAGGTACACCTGATACACAGCGTCTTTCAAGCGTTCTTTGGCCTCACTGTCACCTAAACTTGCACCGTCAATCGTTACAAAGATGTCACGAAGTAACACGCTTGTATTACCAGAGGCTCTGCGCAGAGTGCTGATATCGTTACCAAAGTTGTACTCTTGGTCGCCGATTAGTTCTTCTAAGTTTTCAGCCCTACGCTTTTCAAACTCTTCAGTAGTTTCGTTGGGTTTCTTTTTAACGCGCTCGTCTGCAAATTGCTGCATCGCCTCATCGCGCTGAGCTTCCGTTTCGTACATAAAAAACTTACGGGTTTTCCCTGAGCCGATAGACAGCCAGTAATCACCTTCACGTACCAACGGAAAGTATGGGCTAATCTTTGACCCCGTCTCGTAAATTGCCCTGATTTTTTTCATCAGGTTAGCTTGCTCAGCAATCGGCAACTTGGAGTTTGTAATCTGATCGTCCAACAAACGGGACATGTACTCAGACAGGACTTCAAAATGATTCTTGATGCGCTTGTATACGCGTTGACCGTCTGTGCCAAGTTCAGCGTACATCTTGTCTAAGTTAAGACTACGTTCTTTTGCGTTGGGGTTGGACGGATCAATCTCCATCAAAGTAGACATGAACGCAATCTTGTCGAGCTTAGCCCGCAAAGTTTTGTCTGCGCGGAATGCCCGCTCAATTTCGTTTGTTAATTCACCAGCTGACCTCAACAGTTGCAGCGTCATGCCGTTCATGCGTTGAAGCAGATTAGAAACCGTCTTTAATTGCGGGACGTTGTTGCCAGCCCAATCAGCTAAGAATTCCGTAGTAGGTGCAGCTACCAAAGCTCTACGTTGCGCCGCGTTTGCTCTCTTCCATAACGCTGCTAAAGCAGGTATAACTTTACGGGGGTCCTGTGCCATCTGCAAAGCCGTTGCAGCTTTGCCAAACTCGTAGCCCTTTACGGACTCATTGAACTTTTCACCGACTACCTGAGCCTCACGCTCAATAGCCTTTTGACTTCTTACTACCTCTCCGACTTCTTGAGCTTCGTTATCAAGTCCTTCACCGATGCCGATTTGTCCAGCGTTCTGATCGCTAGGCCCAGCGATTTGGGATAGGCTGGGTCGCCACCCTTCTCTTGCTCCGCTAGTGCCTTCCACTGACTCAGTAGAGCCTTCATTTTCAATTTGCTGGTACCCACCAGCGTCTTTGAAGCGGTTTCCACGAGGTTTGAGATTTCCACTACGGAACTCCTTATCTAAAAAGTCAAAAATGTCTTTGTTCTTAGCGACATGCTTAGTTAAGTTTTTCTCGACTTGGTCTAAATCAATAGCAGGGTAGACCTTCAATAAGGTCATTACCCTCTGCATCTCACTAGCAAACTCGGCACCGTGATTGCGTGCTTTAAAGTGAGCCAATTCGTGGATCATTGTACCAATCATTGATATGGCAATTTCCTCAGGACTGCCGCGCATGTCGGTCGTCGTCGGATTGATGAACATACCCTTGAATGGGACCATGATACTAACACCGTAATACTCGTTGTCAATACTTGTACCGATTGCTTGGCTTGCTAAATCACCATATTCGCCACGGCCACCGGCTACTAGAGCACCACGAAGTAATTGGAATGTTTGGCCTATCTCAGCAAGATATTTGTCGTACCGAGCGCCAAACTTTTCACGAGCACGGTCAGAAAGAGATTCGGTTTTTATTGCCCCGTCAGCTTCCATCTGAGCTACTAACTCTTCCATCGTACCGGGTTCAGTGTATTTTTTACCGTTTTTAACAGCGACCCATGCGTTGTCTATTACTACTACATCCCAGCCCTGCTGCGTTAAAACTTTATCGTCTATCTCGAACCGAGTGTTGTCATGAATCATGACCTTCTTTGGGTTGATATCTTTCTGTGGAATAGTCAACTCATCAATGCGCACCGCAGTATTCTTCAAGTCATCGGCAGTAAGCTCCGGCAACTTTCTATTGTTGACATACAAAATTCCTTCACGAACTTCTACGCTATCTCCGGGTTTAATCAGAGTAAAAGCGTTATCAGATACTGGCGTTTTAGGTTCAAGGATTTCTGCGGTAGTCAGGCTACCGTCTAGATTGACATACTGAACTGTGCCAAAGTTTTTAATACCTGCGGCCAAATCTAGTTGGCTATAGATTGCAGTGATGTAATTAAAGATTTTTTCAAAGTCGGAATTGGCTTGTTTTGAAAATCCTTGGCGGTTTAATTCAAACGGATAGCCAGCATCTTCAGGCTTAACGTCTGGAGAAGGAGATACATCAATATAAAAATCGCGTTGAATTGCCTTACCACCAAATCCGGGACGATCTGAAATAGTTCTATCAAACTGCCATAAACCATTAGATAGTACATGGGTGTTATCACCATAATTTCTTTCTATCTTTTTAGATACATAGACACGCGCAGTGCCCCAAGCAAAATTTACATTTGCAAAAGGTGTGAAATCATCAATTGGAAAATTTTTACCAAGAGATAATTTATCTGGACCATAGCCTCTATCAAACGTAACTTCTATGTCGTCAAATAAAGGGCTTTTCCCCAACACAGGATAGTAATGAGCTGAAATGGGGAATTTAATATCCTTTTCGTCGCCACTGGAAGAGTCAACATACGTCTCAGGAATCTGAACAGTTACAGACGTGCCATGCCCATCAGGGAATATGTTTTTGTATTTTTCAATCTCTTTTGAATCAGAAGAAGTTTCAATTTTTATTTCGGGTACAACTTCTCCATTTTCCCGCATACGAGTAATAGCTGCCTGTATTGCGGGCGCAATAATTTGAATGTCTTCCGGGGAAAGAAAATCTTTTAGTTGTTCTAAAAGAGTAGCTGGGTTTGCCGCCATAGCAGCTTTTAATTCGTCGCCCGTAGTAATCAATCGAGACAGTTTGCCATCGCGTAAAGAAACAACTTCTAATTTTTTGTTCTCAAACAAGAACAACATCTTGGCAACACCAAGACCACCTGACGCACGGGATGTACCTTTTACAGTACCAGCAATCTGCAAGAACTGATTACCCATCACACTAGTGGGCATACCGAGGCCGTTGTCAGTAATGTTGATAGTCCGTTTATCTTTATCTAACTTAATTGCAACCTTACCGTTTTTAACCTGACCGTTTTCAATAGCTTCTTTAATAGCATCAAAAGAGTTTTGAAACAGCTCTTTGACCGATACCGTAGTAATGTCTTCGGGTGTGCCATATAACTTAGTACCAAGCATTTTTGCAAGACGTTGGACGTTAGCACTTGGTTTAGCACTTACTGTTTCTCCACTGATAGAAAACGTACTGTCAGCTTCCGTATCCTTACCTTTGCCAAATCCAAACATGCTACTGACGGACTGGCCGTTTATTTGAACTCCGGGGACACGCGCTTTCAAAATGTTGTCGGTTGCGACAATGAGGTCGGTCAGTGCGTTGATGTCGGTATCTTTCATACCAAGCAGATCACGCAGTGCAGAAACAAACCGAGTAAAGAATGGCATGTCTGCCTCGTAGCCGTGCGCTTGCATCAAGAAGTTCTGCATCTGTGGGTCGGTTAAACCATAGGACACAAACTCACGGGGGTCGTTGAAGATGTCTCCGTCATAGCGAAGCGCAACCATATCCATCGACAACTTCTTCTGCTTAGCTAGGTCTTCGTATGTACGAGCCGCACTGTTCATGATGCGGATTAAATCTTGCGCTGCTCTAACTGCCGGAGTGTTTAGGTAGACACCCTTTTTGATGTACTCAAATGCAATAGCCAACTTGCGGTTAGTCGCAGCGTGCAAGAGTTCATGCAAGATAGTGATGTTGTTGATACCTTGAGAATTGCCAAATGACGCGCCACGCACATAGATAACGCGGTCACCTGTCTTGTAGTTCTCAATATAGAGCGCAATCGAACGATCCCATGCCTTAGCATTTCTAGGAGTCTTGAGTTGCTCAGGTATTTCTTGACCTTCTTCCAGTACAACAAACTTAACACCCTGCACAAAACTGCGAAGGCGCTTAGCCAACCGAGCTTGGAATGGCGAGCCTGTCTTGATGACATGCGTTACAGCTTGAGCGCCAGTTGTGAACTTACTTATTCTTTCGTCGGCGGGTTCTTTGTTGATTGTTGAAGATGCACCAGTTTCCTCTTCACCAGATTCTTGAGCGGTTAAGCTTTCTTCTTGAGCGGCTAAGTTGGCTTGTACGGCTGAAACTTCGCGTGCGTTGGCTTCTAAAAACTTTTTGATGCGCTTGCCTTCTGCTGAACCGGCCAACCCAGCATCGCGTAGCTCTTGTTGGTTTTTAAGTAGCTTTGTAACTTCAGTAGTTATCTTTGCACGCGCAGCAGCCTCATTAGTTTTACCTTCGGCTAACTGCTTAGGCAGTTCCTCAAATAGTTTTGTAATACTAGTAAGCGCACGGCGTGCTCTGCCAATCAAAGCATCGGTGGCTTTCTTCTCTACCGCCTTCTTTTCTTTTTCTTCTGCGGCTAACCGAGGACCTTTTGGCCCACGCTTTTTAGCTGGGACTACTTGCGCAGTGGCGGCAATCTCTGGAGTAACTCTAAACTCAGCGCCTTTTGCTACTGCCCCAACAGATTCGTACTTACTTAAGTCTGCAGTTGGCACATCCACATAGGATAGATCGCCGCCATATGACTCATTAAATGGGAGCGCAATACCGACTAAAGAATTAGTAAACGATGGGTTTTGACCAACTTCACCGGGACGGTTACCACGCCACAAACGAGTCATACCCTCAGGTACAGACGGCACAGCCTTGTTAATGTTGTCGGCTTTTTTAATCAGCGAACGAATACGGGGTGTATCTAGGTAATCTTGCCCTTCGTAACTTACTGTAGCGGGCTTTGGAGTTTCTCTTCCATTAGCGCTAGTAGCATCCGGTTTAGTAGGAACCACTCTAGGTCGTTCACCTCCTCCAACTCCTGTGGCGGTGGGTTCTTTATTGGTTGCGCCAGCCACTTTAGCGCTTGTTCCACTTGGGGCTGCGTTAGGTTGTCCAACATTTGTTTCTCCTTTAGCTTCACTTTCGGCAAGCGCATCGGCTTCATCTTCGTCTTGTATTTGAGTTTTTGCTGTATCAATAGCTTCTTGAGCGTCTTGCACATAGCCTTCTGACAGTAACTCCTGCGCTCTGGCTCTGATTCTGTCGTCTTGTGGTTTAGCTGCAAGTTTGGCGGTGTCGCGCTTTTGTTGTTGCTCTTGCGCAGTAATCCTAGCCTCAGCCATACGACGTGCGTCTTCATCAGGGACGCCTTGTGTCTCGGCAATCTCTGTGGCTAACTGAGCAATCGTAGCTTCCCTTGCTTCTGGTGCTACGGCAAGTGGTGCTGGCTGTTGTAAGTCTGTGCTTGGGCGCACTTCTCCTAATTCACCTAGGCTAGTATCAGGTGGCGCGGCTTGTTCTTGTTGCTGTTCTTCTTGTTGTCGCTGGCGCTGTTGCTGATCTTGCGGAGTCAAGAATCCTTTTTGCCTAGCAATTAGTTCAGACAAGCCTTCGTAACTTGAGTCACGTTGATATGCGCCTTCACGGGGGGCACCAATCTTAGATAGTGCTTCACCTGCTTTTTGAGCGCCTTTAGTAAGGGCAACAGTTCCGCCAGCAGTAACACCCGCCTGTAACACTGTTTGGCGTACAGTTTCTTCCATCTGTTTGTAGAAGTCGGCAAGGCTTGGGTTCTTATTGAGGCCAATCTTGGGGGCCATATCAGTAAGGTATTGCGTAGCAGTGGTAGCTAATTCAGGTGGAATTTCTGTAGCAATAGCTCTGGCTAAATACTTTGGAACACTATCTACACCATACTTAGCAATGTGCGCTTTCAACCCTGCAAGGGCTTTAGTCATACCGAAACGCTCAAAGAACACCTCGGCAGTAGCCATAGCCACTGCTCGCGTAGCGGCAGCTTGACCAGATAAACCAGCGGAACGGCCTTCGCTATAAGAGTCGCCAAATTGTTGGATGGCTGCTTGGGCTAATAAAGGCGCTGAGCCTCCAGTCATTGCAGTCATGGCTATGAATGGCGCTTGGGAAGCCAAACTAGTCATCGCTCCCTGAGCCGACTTCTCAAAAATACTCTTACCCTGTGGGATAGCACCTTCACGAGCATCCTCAATGCGGCGTGCACCCATCAAGTCTTTACTGAACTGTTTGTCGCCAGTTAAGTCAGCGTAAGCACTTAATAAACCTAGACCCGATTTTGTATATTGTGAACGAACTCCAGCACCAACTCGGTCCAAGAAGTCGGCGTTTTCAAGTTCTTTAGCGCGTTCCGCAGCATAAAACCCAGCTTTTTCTCCAACCACATCGCGTGTCATTTGCTGGTAATCGCGCTTTAAATTTCCTGTAGACTGCCCCATAGCATCGCGGGTGGCGTCTTCTTCCGATCTACCTTGCTCCATAAAGCGCTGTTTCTGCGCTTCAAGTCGAGGATCAAATTTAGACAGAGTAGGGCTTACATTTTTATCAAGCGCTTCATACCTACCAGCGACTACTTTAGCCGCGCGGCCATAAACAGTGGGAGATTCGGCTAGTTTTGCTAATGCTCCAGCGCGTTCTTCTGCGGGCAGTGCATTAAGGTGTGCTTCTACTGCGCTAACAAACTGAGGGTTTAAAAGTTTATCTTCCGTAGAGGCAATAGGTGGAAGCGGCGTTTTTTCTAAGACACTTTGTTCTTTTTCTTTTTTAATTTTTAGGTAATCTTCGGCAGTAATAGGCGCACGAATACCGCTATTGTCGCGGGATAGCATTGATGAAAACGAATCATCCTTAGCCAACGCAGATGAAAGCCCTAATTTTCTTTCGGCGGGCGCTGGTTTTTCCTCAGCAGGGGCAGATTGTTTTTCTAGATAACCTAATATCTTGGCTTTAGCCGCAGCAGGGTCTTCGGTAGCCATTTCATACTGCTGGCCTTTGTACTCATAAATAGGCATGGCGCGCCTTATCGTTGGTTATCGAGATTGATTATGTTAGAACCTCCACCGCCACCACCCGGTTTTGTTGGGTTTGTAGCAGTTTGACGACTCCGTATATTAGCAGCAAGTGCGTCTTCTGCTTTAGCCATGCCTTGAGTATCTCCGTTTTCGTACGCCCTTGTCCAATCTGGATCAGAAAACTTAGAACTCTTAACTACTTTCTCAACCTCAGTGTCCGAAGTTGCAGAGGTACGGAATGTATCAACCGCAGCTTTAAGTTGCGGATCGTTCTTAATTTGTGTTGCAGTTTTGGCAACAGCAGCAGCTTTAATACGAGCCTCAAACGCTTTCGGTGATTCGCCTTCTTTTGGTTTCTCTCTGTTCAACATGTCTTCAATGTTGAATTTAAGCGCAGCTTCGTTGAACTTAGGTTCTTTGCCAGCCCCGCCAGCCCCACCTGTGCCAGTCGGTTTAACAGTAGACGCCATACGAGCCGCCAAGTTAGCGACGTCCATAGCCTTCTTACCGCGAGCGGCTTCTGCGGCATCATTAGATTTGCGTGCTGCGTCTGCTGCGGTACGGGCTTGAGTAAATGCGCCAATGTTTTCTTTGCGCTCTGCGTCGGCCAAGTTAATTCTCATGCCAATCATTGAGCGTTGGAGGTCTTGGTCGGCTTTAAGGATAGGTGCATAAGCATCGGCAAACTCTCCGCTGGCTTCGCCTACGCCACGCAAGAAATTGTTACCTTTTAACATACCACGTGCCGCCCTTAAAGCGCTTAGACCTTTACCTTGTGATAAGTTTTCTTTACCTTGCTCACCCAGTTTGGTAACTAAATCACCAATGTTGCCGTAGGAACTTGGCCCTGCGGCTTCTCTATACAACGCCATTTCTTTTTTTGTACGGGTATCGTATTCGTCATCAGTCATGTATTTGGGTCTTTGCCCAGCCACATTTGCAAGGAGTTGTGGGTATATGTTAGTAAGTGCAGCGTACTGAGTTGGATTACCTCTAGATGGCAACAACGCACCGAGCCCTTGGGAAGAATCAACAAGTGAGCCTTCTTCACCATCAAAAGCCAATATGCCACCCTTAGCAGCGTTCACAACACCATCGGCCATTTGCTGTGGCATAGCGCCAGCGATACCATTTTGTATAGATTTGTTTGTTTCTTGCCCTTGTACTTTTTCTATCTGTTGAGCAATCAACATGGCCATTTGCTTGTCACCACGCGCTTGTGCATTTTGAAATGCGTCTTGTAGTTGTTTCAAGCTGAGCGTACCAATAATATCTTCGGTGTTATCCGAACTTGTTACTGAGTCATCATGAGCGCCGTTATAGCGTTTAACTTCTCCACCATCGGCGTACCCGTAAACTGAACCGCCGTCAGCTTTGTTTAATTGGTTAAGTCCATACGCAGTCAAGCCCAAAGAACCCGCAGCTTGCAGCCCAGTAGGAGGAGCCTGATACATCTGCGTAGTAGATTGCTGACCCAGTGGTAAACCACGAATCATGTCGGACATGAAGCCCAACTGTTTGTATGGATAGTTCTGTTGGTTGGTAAAATCTTGGTACGCAGTATCCAAACCTTTTTGTGCTTGGGCTTGTTGTTGCGCGCCGTATCCAGCTTGCAACTGATTGATACCCATTTCTTGACCGTACTGGTTTTGACCTAATTGGCCTAAATTGGACGATGCTTGGTTCATCAAACCAAAACCTGCAAGTTGATTCTGCAAATTCTGGTTGTATTGCTGTTGAGCGTTATTGAATGCAGTGTTGTAGCCTTGACCGACAATTTGGTTTAGACCCGTATTACGATTACGTTCATTCTCCGCAGCCATGATTGCTTCACGGGAACCGCCAAACGCACCGGCTTGCGTAGCTGCGCTCTGCTGTTTAGTAGCACCAATATCATACGCACGATTAGCCTCCGCTAACTGAGGAGCCAAGGACATTTGCAAGTAGGGGTTCATGTACCCACCGACTTGGTTTTGGAATCCGTAAGGGTTAGCCTGACCTGCAACACCTAAACCACCAATGCCAGCCATAGTCGCGCCAGCAGTAGCCTCACCTGTTTGTGGGGCAACTGTCATGCCTTGGGCGTTCTGCATAGCCTGCTGCTGCATTGGGGAAAACCCTGCAATACGTGCTTGGTCGTATTGTTGATAGGGGTTTTGGGTGACGTCGGTTAACGCCTGACCTTTAGCCAGTATGTCTTTAGCATACGGTTTCGCCCATTCGGGCAGTTCTGTACTAGCCTTTTGTTCTGCGGCTGGTTGTTGGCTGTTACCTAAATCAGGCATGGTTATGCTCCTGTAAGAAATCCGCGAAATCTTCGTGCGCCAGTACAGTACGGGCTTCTAGTGAGATTTCACGCATGTGGCTAAAGCCACCCATTAAGAATGCGACTGAGCCATATAGCTCAACGCCCATTTGTTTTAACCACCACGCAGCTTGAAGATCACGTTTGACAGGAGATTTCTGCAAGTCGTTTGAGTCTAACCAAGCGTTTATACAAGTCATCATTATGGGCAACAAGTACCCTTTGTTACGTTCAAAGAACGGATTCTGAGGCATAAAGAACATTAGGTTTAGGAACACTCGATTTATGTCGTCACCCTTAACATCTTTGTCCTTATCTACAAGATCGTCCCAAATCTCAACCGCATCCATAACGGTGCTTAGGAATACCAAAGCGTTGCTATCCCCGCAACAAGCTCTTTCACGTAGCTCGTTTCGTTTCTCCACCCATTCTGGGGCTAAGCGGTTGTCGCTCATGCAGGTAAATATTTAGAAGAACGGCTGTTATGTGCAACCTTATCTTTACCTACTGTCTTCTTACGTGCTGACTGGATTCTGTCCATCATTGCGTATAGCTTACGAGCACCAGCTTCAGTGGAGCCATTGCCCAACTCAGAAACAATACGGGCTGGAACTACGAATTCACCGTCGGCTAAACGAGCGGGTTGCTTTTTGCCAATCACAGCAGGTATCGAATCAGATACGCCATCCCCCGGCCCGCGAAGTAAGCGCCCGCCATCAGAATAACCACCCAAGTTATAGTGCGCATCGGAGAGTCCTCCTGTTGCCTGCTGTTGAACATACTGCTGATCGTCAGGGTTGTAAGCGTATTTAAGCCCGGGGTTTGCGTCTTGTTGTTTTGTTCTTAACCCGCGAAGCAACGAGCCTAAAGGACCAACAGGTTGATCATCAGGTACGTCAAAATCTGAACGTCCAATACCACCCCCAGCCAACCGAGTGCCCTGCATGTTAGGTTCACCAGACATAGCGTCCACAGTGCCGCCACCAGACGGAGCCATGCTTTGCATCATATTAGTAGAGCGGGGGTCTTGATAGGGCGTAGCAAAAGACGATGTAGTCATGTTTGCCATTGGGTACATGGTATTTGCACCTAACGTGGCTTGGTTAGACATCTGCTCAACAGGTCCACCACCAGCAAAATGGTAGAGGTCTTTAGCCGCAGAAGCAGAAATTGGGGAGTACGAAGGGCTGAAATACTTTTGTTGACGACCGTAATTACCACTTCCGTATAACATTTGATCGTACGAAGGTACGTCAGGGGCAGGTAATGGGTTTGTTTTGTCCGCGCTGTATGAATACCGCTGACCCATATCTTTGTCTGGTGCGGCTGGCGCTGCGGGATCTTTTTTCATACCGTAGGCTACGCTTCCAAGAGCAGCAACGGAAGTTTTGGGGTTTGCAGAAATAAAATCACCTGCGTTACTAAACGATGCACCGCTTCTAATAGCTGAAGCACGATCGGCGGCGTTCATGTCTGCAAAAGATGATGGTGTTGCCGTCGGTGTCGGTGTGGGAGAACTTAACCCCATGCCATCAATGTTATATTGTGGCCCACCCGCTGCTTGTACTGCTTGAGCCGGTTGGATACCTGCTGTCGGGTTTGTTGCCCCAAATGATTCTGCGGGAGTCATCGTAAGCCCATTGACCCCACCTTGCGTAGCAGCATTAAAAGCTTGAGTAGAACTTGCAAGAGGCGTTGCCCCCGCCGCCACGTTTCCAGTTGTTGCTGCTATAGAAGGTACAGCACTTTGTTGAGCGGCAATATTAGCGGCGGAACGTGCGGCTTCTGTAGCCTCTAGCCCCTGAGCAGCCGATGCCCCTGCGTTTGTTGCATTTACTCCCACTTGCGAAGCACCGGCAGCACCAGCCGAACCAGCCAGACCAGCGCCACCATAAGCGCCGAGGCCAGCCATAATGCCTTGCTTCAAACTACCTGTACGCGCTGTTTGCAGTGCGCCAACAATACCAGCGGCTCCCCATGCTTGCATACCGGGAATCATCATTAGGCCCGCGCCAGCAACCATAGGCAAAATAGCGGAAAGGAATCCCGCTTCAGGAAGTCCAGTTTGCGGATTGATAGTTAAAGACCCACCATGAGCCATAGCAATTTTTTGAAGGCTGGCTACTTCGCCTTTGTCCATATGGACGAGCATCTTGTCTTTGCCACGACCGTGGGATGCTAAATGTTTGGCAGCAAGTTGTAGGCTCATTTTTGCCTCGTAGATGGGGGGTTAATCGAGTTTATCATGCCTTAATCCTTAATGGGTAACTTGTTGCTACACCACCAGACGTATCGTAGTAAATATCACCTGAGCGCAAAAGAGCAAAATCTGCGTCTGTCGGCAAACTAATAACAGAGACTCCAGCGTTGTTTGGCTCGGTACAACTTAAAGCTGAGATTACTACAGCAGGCGTAGACCCAATTGCGGGTCGTCTTTGTGTTGATGCAAGTATTGGTCCGGGGTTATCTAAGCCATTAAAGTATTGACGCAAAATACTAGTAAGTGCATCCATATATACGCGGTCGTATTCAACAGGAGCGGCTGGGAGTCGTGGAGCTATTACACCTTTATTTGCCATGCTTATCTCCTACCATCTGGGCGAACATCAATACGTGGAGCGCCTAACTGCCACTGCGTACCAAGGTCTGATGAAGAAATCTTAAATGCCATCTGACGTCCACGAATCCGCACATAGACCTGTTGGGTAAATTGCTGGACGTTATATGTTGTTGTACTGGCGTAAGACTGCGCGCTGTTTACAAAGGGATTATCTGAAGAACCGTAATTTGCTCCGGGGTTTTGACGCGGTCTTACTGTAAAGTTAGTGGAGGGCGCTGCTGAGGTGGAGCCATCAAAAGTGATGTCGGGAATAAGTCTCCAAACAAAACCAAAATTATGACCGTCACCAATATCAAAATCCGAGGATTGAACATAGGCATCAATAGCAGTGGGCGTGCTAGTCTCGTTGTTGTCCACAGTAGTTTCATGGTACACAACAGCACCATTTGTGTAAGCACCACTAGCGTTATATCCAATAGCCGCCATAGGTTCGGCACGTAATGGGCTATCCAACCAAGCAGTACGTGGGCGCACAGTTGTGCCGTTAAATGTGCCGTAGTACCAAGTGCGCTCAAGGTGGTTATAGATTACATAGCGGTCTATCAAACTATTGGGTGTACCCGCTGTCCCTGTCCCATTACCACCATCAGAAGTGGTTCCTGTAATAGACGGGTAGAACCACCAGATTTCGTTGTAACCTTCATTAGTTCCGCAATGCACTTGGAACGCTTCTGTCAAGTTAATGTTGCCATAGATGTACTGACGTAACGCGCAAGGTAGTGTTTCCACGCGACCAGAGTACATATAGAACTTATCTGTCCCCATCCAATAAGTGACGTTGTTAACCACTTGCATTGCATTAGGGCTAACAATAGAAATGTTGTCGGCAAGAATTTGACTACCCCAAACATATGGAGCGCCTAGATATTGGAATGAGTAGATAGCCGCATCAGTTACTACCAATATTTCTTGGCGTGTTTGTATTGCAGTAACAATAGTAGAACCGTGGCTTAGACGGATACCACCTGCTTGGTTGGTAATAGACGGAGTCCATGTAACAAGCGTGTTTTGGTCAGACCAGCGAACTTGCAAAGGGTCTTGGGCTACCGTCGCATACACACCCGTTGGGTCGTTACAACCAAAAGCAAAAGTGAAACGTGAAGCATCAGATACCAACACAAAGTTAGCAACGGATGGGCAGGTTGTATCAGGTGTAAACGAACCAGATTTTGTAACTATAGCCGTACTTGCTTTAACAATTTGTCCACGGTCATAGACGTTAGGGCTTCCGTTATTTGCCCAGTAGTACATAGCGCCGCCACGCGGGTTAAACACTAAGTCTTCGCCGTAGTTAGACTGACTCCATAAACGCAACTGAATACCCACAGAAAGACCCGCTGGTGCAGCTAGTCCCCATCCTGATGCAGTAGAAGGAAACTGAGAAACTAATTCACCACTAGCATGGGCAGATGCTGGCGTATTGCTTACGCCACGGGTAATAGTTCCAGCAAGCGTGCTTCCGCTAACCGTTGTGTATGTAATAGTTTCAATTCCAATAAACACAACTCCGCCAGCGCCCGTGATGGTTGTAGAGGCTACCGCAGTGGTTGTATTAGTATTCCAAATAGAACCCGTACCTGTACCAGACACGTTAGAAAGAATGTATGTACCTGCGGCAACACCTGTGCCAGTAACAACCATGCCAACGTAAATAGTTCCAGAGGCAAGTGTTCCGACAGTCAACACACCCGTAGCCGAGATGGTAGAAGTCGTCATGGACGCTGCACCATTGTTAAAACTTGTAGTAGATGCAAGCGTGATTGCAGTTGTTGAACTAGCAGTAACTGCCGTACCACCATTTATCGTAGATGAAGCCGAAGGTCCGCTAGAGCCACCCCAACCGCCAACACCCCAACCCGTACCATAAGTAAAAGTTGTATTACCCGTAGTTAATTGATAATTAAATGTAGCGGTAACAGCAGATGTGCTACCGGATGTTGCCGCACTCTTTGCAGTGACTGTGTACTGGCTAGAACTTACATAGGTAACAATTTGAAACTCACCAGTTAAATCGGTAGCGGGTATGCCATTAACAGTACCAGACACACTAGTGATGTTTACAAAATCCCCTACCTGCGCCCCATGTCCGGGGTCATTAACTATGACACTTGTTGAAGCATTTGTTGTAGTAAAAGCGTTGGCTACGCCTGTACTTGTTAAACGTATAGGAGTTACGTCGTTATACGCACCGCCAGAAGAGTTTTGGATGTAATACTTGAGGTTAGTTCCTACTGCCAAAAGGTTGTAGCCAGTCAGGTTAATCCAATTCCACATAGCCTTAGCAATACCCCAATACGAGCCAGTACTAGACGTTACAGTAGCGGCAGTCGTAAGCCCGCTAGTAGATATAAGGGTTGTAACGGGTTCTGTTGTAGCAATCGAACCGCCGTCACGTTGCCAACCACCAATCTTCTCTGGGTAGCCAGAACGGAAACGAATTTTGTCGCAGTCAAACCAACCGCCCTCGTTAGATAGGGTAGTGCCTTCGCGGTTAACGCCGGGTCTAAACTGTAGTTTTTGTAATGGCATTTCTATTCCTATGACAAGAAAAGGGCACGCTCATCGTTGCGTCGCGTCACTAACCCTTTTAACACTTTTCCGCCTGCCTTAGTGTATTTCAAGAACTCGTCTGCCGCACCTTCAATATCGCCGCGAAGAACCTTTTGACGGAGGGTTGAGCGCTGTAGTGTTCCCAAACCAACATTAAAGCTAAAAGATACAAGACCATCGAAGTTGCCTTGGGTAAGTTGAACTGGGCATAGAGTTGATACACCCCGCTCAAACCTAGCCAAATCTGCTCTAAGAATTGCATCAACTTCCTCCATCGAGTACACGCGGTTATCTTCTGGTAGCAACTGTATTGCCGCCCTTTGGTCTACAGGCAACCTAGCCTGTGAGTCATACATTAAATGACCAACGCCCACTGTCCAGAGGTACACCGAGTCCCGATAAGGCTTCTGCCTCACCCCCTCATGGTGCTTTATATCCTCAATACAAAGGGCGCTTATTTTCATTTCTTGCCAAATGCTTGTGTACCAAACCAGAACGACACCACAGATGCCCAGATGATCTGAGTCTCGTTATCCCATAGCAGGTCTAGCGCCACATCAAACGGCACTTCCTTGTGATAAGCAAACCAGAAACCAAATATTTCCACAAAGGCAAACAGAATAAACATTCCATAAGTTATGGCGGGGCGCACCATAGCACGGGCATTGATTACCCACAAACTGGCTCCTTGACCAATAGCAATGTCGTGGGCATACAGGGCTTGGCGCTCTTGCATAGCAGTCTGCGCGTTGGTTACTTCAGCGTTAATCTGTATCTGCTCTGTTTGGATATGCTCAATACGTTCTTGCGCTTCTAAACCAGCTTTACGTAAAGTTAGTTCCCTCTCCGTCTGCATGGCGGCAAGGGCAATTTCATGCTTCTTATCAGCACGGTCTTGGAAGAAGTCCATCAGTTTCGGTAACCCACCCATCAGGAAAGACAGTAGGGTTGAGAATAGTGTCATCATTTTGATTCCTTTAGTTCACGTTTAAGTTTGCGCAACTCTTTCATTTCTTGTTTGAGTTGTGCTCGCATGTATAGGGTTTCTACGTATGCCATTGAAGTAACTCCTACCACAATACATATTGCGACTCCAATCAAAACCCAGTAGACCAGCTTCGTAGTTGCCACATCATCCATCCAAAAAACAAAGATATAAACACAACTGCGACTCCACTACTTACCAACCCAATAAATTCAATCTCGTCCTGCTCTTGCTTCCACCTTGCCATCCTAGCCCTGCGAATCATTTCTGCCCTAGCCCACTCCTGCTCACGTTCAATCTTGCCGTGCATCACCAGAAATCTGCTGTACAAATCTTTTAGTTCTGGCGGGGCGTAGACCATTGCCTCTCTGGTCTGCTCCATCAACTTCTCCATCTGCAACTCAATCAAAGCACGCTCAATAGCCTTTTTGCTGGTGTTCTGCGCTGGGTCGTAGTTGGTTTTGCTTGTCTCTTCAAGTTCTGCGTAGTAGTTGCTTATCTCTTGTTGTGTGTCAAAAAGGACGCCGAGGTTTGCCCCAATCTCGCTGATAAGTTTGAGTTCAAGTTCCTCGTAGGACTGTTGCTGTTTGGTTGCTGGCTTGGCTTTCTTTTGCGCCACAGGCTTGGGCGTCTCGGCGGCTGGTTTACTAACAAATAGACCAATGAACCAATCAAAAATTCCTTTGATTGCCTTGACATCTCCGATGACCTGCTCTGCCGTCTTCTTTGCGCCCTCAAGTTCCATGCGGCCTTCATGCAGGAAAGCGCACCCCTGCTTGATGAAACCAACCGCAGTTTGGGCAATGAGGAGGGCAGAGAACGGGTCCACACTTTAGTAGCCCCACCAGATAAAGACTGCGCCTTGATAGCCAGCAGCGGAAATCCAAGCACCGTTTTGCTGACCGCCAACGTCGGATTGAGCAGTTCCCCCAGCGCCACCGCCACCACCATAAGCGTATCCTCCTGTAGCGGGACCTCCGTAAGGGCCATTTGCTCCAGCCGCCGTGCTTCCAGAAGTAAGAATTGTTGACGCGCCTACAGATGTATTTATTGCATAAGAGTTTCCGCCGTAGCCACCTACCTGCGTGTCATCTGGCGCATTTTGCCCAGCAACAGGAGTAACAAGTGCTGAACCCGCTGATGCACCTCCAGCAGCGCCGCCATACCTTGTGGGGTTTTCTGAAACTTGACCGCCGCTGCCACCGGTTGCAACTGCTACGTTAGAACTATTTACAGTTATGGTTGTAGTACCGCCCGCACTTCCACCTGAGCCGCCACTACCATATATACCATCACGCGATGCGCCACCAGCACCTGAGCCGCCAATAGAAAAATAGACAGTCTGACCGGGTGTTACAGAAACAGTTGTATATGCGTTGCCGCCTGCTCCGCCTCCACCACCTCCGGTTAAATATCCGCGAGCATATGAACGGCTAGAACCGCCGCCGCCACCCGCACCACCACCAATAGCCAAGACCTTAATGCTTGTACCCGATGTAGCTGGGAGTGTGTACGACGAACCGCTAGTCAAAATACCGCTATTGGCTGCAATCACATAGGACTTGCCACTTAGTTGGCTAAACGAAATCTGTGATGCAGGTGTAGTCTGTCCCGCCAAAAAACGTACATTGGTGTCGTTTAGCGTAATTAGCGTAGTTGAGCTAACTAATAACTCAGCATTTACCTGAGAAAAAGACAGCGACGCTGGTGGCGAGACTGGTAATGTCATTACGGTGTTCCGTATCCAGTTACGTTAGCCTTGGCAATGATATTGCCAGATGAGTCGATAGAGAAAACCGTTACGCCACCGTAGGCAAAGTTCAATTTAGTGCTGGACTGAGTAACAGTCCAAGCCGTACCAGCAGAAGCGCCAGTAGTCAGGCTACCAGCAGATAAGTTAACCGCAGTGCCCGATGCGTTTGTTGCGACTAAAGCAGTTGGCGTTCCCAGAGCAGGTGTTACCAACGTAGGGCTAGTAGCGAGAACCACTCCTCCCGTGCCTGTTGAAGCGGATGTAGAACCTGTGCCACCTGAGCCAGTCGGCAAAGCAGCGCCAAGGGTCAGGGTAGCCATATAGTTTGTGGCACTAACTATGTCTGTGCCGTTAGATACAAGAACCACTTTGGCTGCGGCCGGGACTGAAACCCCAGTCAATCCAGTAACTTTGACTGTGACTGCGCCAGTAGAGTTGTTGTAGATGAAGTACAACTTCTTGTTGGATGGTACGATTAAGTTAGTGCTTGCTCCGCCTGTACCCGTTAATTCAATGAACATGTTACGAGCCGTAGCAGATGCGCCGTTGGTCATAGCCAGCGTGGTATCCGTGCCAGTGGTGACAGACTGGGTCACGTAGCCAGAGACAGCCTGTTCAAGCAAGGTGCCGAGGTTGGTGTTGGTCGTTGATCCCCAGTTACCTGCTTGGTCGCCAGTACCGATAAGCTCGAGCGCTAGGTTGGTTGAGTACGTACTTGACATGGTTTACCTCATTGAAGGTTGTTTATATCTGTCCAGCCTGCGTTGTTGGTGGTACTTACCACTGTCCAATTTGCTGTCTCTGTGTTGCTGATTAACGCCCAGTTTGCTGTCTGATCGTCGATGATTTTTATCCAGCCCGCTACCTGTGTATTGTCTGCCATATTGATGTTCTCGGCAATGGAGGCACGGAACTGAGCAGTGATGGTTGGTGCGTCTGCTGGGTTGAGGTTTTCTACGATGCTTTGCAAGAAATTACCAGATGCAACCAGCGCCGTATCTATGCCAAAGTTCTCCGTAATGCTAAAGAAGAACACAGAGAAAATCGTGATGGCTTCTGCAACTGTGATGTTCTCAGACACGCTGGCTGCAAACTGGGCGGCTATGGCTTCGGCTTCGGCAACCGTGATGGTTTCGGAAATGGCTAGAGCAAACTGCGCCGTGATGCTTGGTGTGTCGGCTAGGGTTATGGGTTCTGTTACCGAGGCAAGGTAAGCAAACTGTGAGGCAGGGGTGTCTGCGATTGTGAATGGCTCCGCACGGGATTGCAGCATCGCTGTGTAAACGTCTTGGCTGTCTGCTATCGTTATGGGTTCTGCACGGCTCACGGCAAACTGCGCTGTGATTGTCTGGCTGTCCGCTAGGGTAATGTTCTCTGCTATGGATTGCAGGAAGGTTGAGGCTTGGGTGCTGGAATCAGCCAGCGTTATGTTCTCTGTCAAACTACCGAAGTAGTTAGCCCCTGCGTCATTGATAACGTCTGCTATCCCGATGTTCTCGGCTATGGACTGCAAGAAGGTGGAAGATTGACTGCTGGAGTCGGCGAGAGAGATGTTTTCAGATATAGATAAGGCGAACGCAGACCCGCCGAGACCGGCAAAGGTAGATTGGGCAAAGGCGGCGTAACCGAACATTAAGCGGCGATTTCCATGAGTGTGATTGAGCTAACTTGTGTACCGTTACCATCAGAATACTGAAATGTTGTTAATCCCTGAGTTGAATTTCCAAGAACTGAGTATGTTAAAGCTGAAGTGCTCGCTGGAGAATCTAAATAATTCATTGCACTGGTATAAGCAATAGTTGTAGCCGCATTAAAATGTCCAATAAATCCGTAAGTTCTAATATCAGAGCCATTTCTTTGAATCTTAACGCCAGCAATAGCCGCATTATTTGATAATCCTGTAACGGACAATAAAACAAGAATTTTACTTGTTGCAGAACTGGGTGTAATAGAAGCAGATAAACTTAATGATGAATAAGTTGCTGTGTTATTAACTGCCGTTGGCGTAGTAGATTGAGCATTTACCACTTGCAACACAGAACCCGTAGGCAATGTACCCCTTGGAATGGTTTGTGTTCCTGTAAGCGTTGAAGCCGCTACAGATGTAATTTGGCTAGAGGTTATGCTGCCTGCCAGCAACCCTGCTGCTACTTGCGTTAAAGCCATGTTTGTTCCTTATGCGGGTTCTGGTGTGTTGCCAGCCTTAAGCCAGCGAAGGTATTCTTGGTAGTCGGTGTTGTCTGGGTCAAAGGGGATAGCCGCTCCATCGCTTGTGCGAATAACGCAAGAAGGTTCTGTTTGACCAAATGGTATAGGTGTGGATTTATACATTTATAACTCCGATGAACACATCAAAGAACCTGTTGTTCCGTTTGTTACACAAAGCAAGGTAGGCGTATTATTTCCCCCCGCAGTAGAAGATAAATTAAAAAATATAAACAAACTATTTGCACCTGCCTGTGTAAGACTAATAGAACTAACGGTTGTGTCATAGGCAGTTCTATCAGTAACAATTAAATTTGAAAAAGTAACTGTTGGCGCGGCTCGCATTGCTGTGTTGTATGCCATAGCAAACGCGGATTTTGTATTTGTATTATTGTTTAAACCTGCTGCAATTCCTGCATAAGAGGTATTACCAAAAGTTTGATAGTATCTTTGGCAAAGAATAAACTCCGTACCGTACTGGCGGTACTCAAATGGGGATGCTGTTGTCCCTGCTTCTAGTTGCACACCTGTGATGTAGAAGGTTGCGCCTGATGTGCCTACGACTGAGACTGCGCCAGTAGCAGAAAAATAGTTATTTGCAGTCCATGAGCCCGCAGTTCCACTATATGTAGTACCAACACCTAATCCAAACCTAACAATCAACCCTGAGCCATTTGTTATGTCCCAAGTTCCACCTGATGTCGGCCCAGCAACAGTTACGCTAATGGTTGTCCAAGTATTTGCAGAGGAAACTGTGTATGTAAACGGATAAGAGTATGTTGAACCACCTACTAAAGCGCCACCAAAAGTACCAGTAAGGCTTGAATAAACTTGAAACGATAAAGTAACAGTCTTTGCGTTAGCCGTTCCCCAGTTTAAATCGGCAACGTTGTAGCCTTCAATATTTTGAGCAAGGACAAAAAAATCACCTGAGCCAACACTGTAAGCGGAAGATGAAGTAATCAATAATGACTTGTTAAATCCTGCTGGAGCAGTAGAAGATTGTTGTGCAGTAAATTTAGAAGCGACAGAACCAGTAATAAAAAATCTATCTACTGGAAACAAATTGCCAGTTGTTTGAGTAACACTAGCCCCTGCGTTTCTCTGGTCTATGACCATAGCCCCGTTTATGATGCGGTTGCGGAAGGTTACGTTGCTTGAACCGCTCTGTGCTAGTGCTACAGCATTAGTCATTTAGTTGCTCCTCAGTTGGGCGTGGCAATGTTGGGTGTTCCCACTTAGAAATGTAATCGCCTTTGCCGTCAGAGTCGTTTTGCAAAAGGATAGTTCCAAAAGCAAAGTTATGATTTTGTAACTCTGGATAAATGGCTATTATTTTTTCATATAAACTCATTACGCACTCCTTACCAAAACGCCTTGAAACGTAGTGTATGGTCCACCTGCATCACCATACAATGTTGTAGAAGCAGTACCCGTGTAAGCATAAATTTCAAAATAATCAGTTGACCCGTTTGCATAAGCCAATCCAGTAAACGGAGTACCATTTGAATTTGTTGCGCCAATAGCCGTTCCAGATACATATACTGAACCATTCTTATATAAAGAAACTCTGCTGTCAGTTACGCTGGCACCAGAACCAAAATTTATATTTGAAGAAATTTGATAATAGCCAGCAACAGTAGGGGTAAAACGACTAGACGCAAAGTTGTTATTAGTATCAAATATTTCAGTTCCAAAATTAACTTTATTCCAAGTACTTTGTGTCAATGCTTGACTACCTGATGCACAAGCACTAAACGCTGGCCCATTACCCGCCACATTGGTTGACAACTTAGCCTGAGTCACAGAAGCATCTACCAAATAAGTAGAACTCACGCTACCCGCAGTAGCAGGAATAGCATTCAACACCGAACTTACATAGAAACTCTCTGTACGGATTAAGTCGCCTGTTGTTGCGCCTGACGCTAGTACTACTGTTGTACCTGTTGTGGCTGTGAAGTCGGCAGTACCAAGCATCACGCCGTTACGATAAACATCAATGTAGCCAACGGTATAAGAAGGCACACTGAATGATGTCTGCCCCGATGTTGCTGTGAACTCGGTTACTGTTCTGTAGGCTGTAGTCGTTACTCCGCTGGCTGGAATGCCAAGGTATCTGACGCTGATGTTGCTTGTACCGCTTGGAGGCGCGGCAGAGAAGGTCAGGGTTGTGCCTGATACAGAATAGGTTGATGGGTCTTGGAGTACGCCCGTTACGGCAACGATGATTGAAGACGTGTTGGCAGGAGCCACCGTCATGGTGAACGCTGTTTGTGAGCCTGTCCCGCTGAACGTATCAGTCAGGAAGGCTGCTGAGATTGGGGCGTTGCCTATGTAACTCATGCTGTGTATGTCCCGCTTGATGTAAACGTATGGATGGTATTTCCACCAGAAGTAGTTACTGTTCCACCTGTACCGCGTTGAGAACCGGGATAGGAAACAATTACGATTCCAGAACCGCCTGACCCACCAGTAGCGCCATTAAGTGCGCCGCCGCCACCGCCTCCGGTATTAGCCGTACCAGAAGTACCATTGCCAGAACCAGAACCAGCGCCTCCGCCACCTGTGCCACCAGACCCTCCAGTACCAGAAGTAGGAGTTCCACCGCCACCCCCACCTCCATAATAACCAATCGTCCCAGAAATATAAGAGGCTATTCCATTTCCACCATTACCAGCAGAATTTTGTCCTAAAAATGCATTTCCCCCGGGGTTTCCAGCGCCGCCGCCACCAGCAGATGGATAAGGCGCACCAGAAAGTGCGTTGTTTGACCCACCATTAAATCCTTGCCCAGCAGTGCCTGCTCCGCCTACAGTTGCATATGAAGCGCTTCCGGTTCCGCCACCGCCGCCACCAGAACCACCGGGACCACCCGGAGGATTAGCATCCGCAGAGTTTCCGCCGCCGCCACCGCCAATAGCAGTGAACGAACCCAAAACAGAATTTCCACCTGTGTTTCCGTATCCAGTTGAGCCATTTGAAGATAGCCCAGCACCGCCAGCGCCTATAGTTACTGTGTAAGAAGTGCCAGAAGTAAAGTTGGTAGTTGTTTGTATAACTCCACCTGCACCGCCTCCGCCAGATTTGGCTCCTCCACCGCCACCTACAACTAAAATTACAGTGGAATATAAAGAACCATTACCAGTACCCCCGTTAGCAACGGGCAATACATTTACTACCGCTTTGGTTAGGTCTATGGTGCTTATAGCCATATTAAGCCTCTGTTAATTCTTTCCAAGACGTAGTGGCTTCATCCCACTCGTAGAACTTATCGTCTGTTGGCATTGGAGTTGGTGCGCCCCATAGACAAGTGTCATCGTTCAATACCCAACTTGCAAATGGCTTTGGTGGGATGAATGCGTCTTTTGTGCGGTCATATGAATAGCCGATACCAGCGTAGTTCTTACGCAGTGGAGTACCGCCGTTAGCATGAACACCACCGTGTGTGTTGTACGAAGTCTGAATCCACTCACCGGGACTTGAGTCCACAAATGTTTGAAAAAACTCAGGTTCAGCAACGATAACTTGTGTAACGATGCCGTCTACTACTTTTGCAAAATGTGACATGTGTTTTTCCTCTTAGAAAGTTATCGTTCCCGACCCTGTGAATTGAAATATGTAATTACCGCCAGAAGATGTTTGCGTGTATGTACCTGTGGCTGTGGCTAACTTGTATGCGGTTGAGTAGGCAACTACAACTATTCCAGAACCTCCCGCACCACCTAGAGTAACGGAAATGCCCATTCCGCCACCACCACCCCCTGTGTTTGTTCCGCCAGCGCCACCTACGCAGGCACCTGATTGGGCTGCGTTTAGTTGACCATTGCCCCCCGTATTTAGCGCCGAGCCACCGCCTGTGCCAGCGGTTCCGGTATTCCAGCAAGCACCGCCACCGCCACCGCCTAAACCACCATTTCCAGCGGTTCCAGTTTGCCCGCCACCTCCACCACCACCGCCCCAATAATAGGAAGTACCAGTAATTGCAGAAACAATTCCAACTCCACCAGCACCAGCAACACTATTAGAAACAGCATTTGCGCCAACAGCGCCAGCACCTCCGCCACCTCCAGATGAGTATGGGTTTGCAGATGAATAAGCGTTTGAACCGCCAGCATAGCCTTGACCAGATGTGCCAGAACCTCCGCTAGATGCCCCTGCGTAATACCAACCACCGCCTCCACCAGAACCACCAGATAATCCGTTTTGAGATGTGCTACTACCGTTAGCATATGCACCACCACCACCACCGCCAGATGCGGTTAGCCCGAAAGCCGTTGTATTAGAACCAGTTGCTCCTTGTGTGGCAGCGCCTTGAGTTGCCCCAGAACCACCTCCACCAACAGTAATTGTGTAAGAAGTCCCCGGTGTAACAGAAGTAGTAGAAGCAAGAACTCCACCTGCTCCACCACCGCCAGCGCCGCCGCCTCCGCCTCCGCCAGCAACAATTAAATAATTTACTAATGGCGTAGAAGCCGTAACCCAAGTAGGAGCCGCGCCAGAACCATTAGACTGTAAATACTGACCCGCCGTTCCAGCAGAACCAGTAAGAGTTAAGCCTGTAGTTATGTTTGGTGTTACAAGAGTAGGCGTAGTCAGCGATAGGCTGGAAGTCAGAGAGTTTGTGTTTACTGTGTTTTGCCCCGGTGCAATTACATCCGTTATTGGACTTGTGTAGTAAACATAAATGTTATTTGTCCCGCTCAGTGGAGCAGACGTAAATGTGATGGTGTTGCTGCTTACTGTGTAGGCTGAACTGGGGTTCTGGGCTACGTTATCAATAACCACCTGCACCTGCGCCACAGACGCAACTGGGCGAGACAGCGTGAATGCCGTGGCGGAACCCGTACCGCTGAAGTAATCAACGGCTGGCGTGAAAGCCTGTTGTGTAGAGGAGTTACCGATTACTGCCATTTAGACCACCGTCAATCCTGATACCCAAGCATCGGCTGAAGATGCCGCACTTGAGACCACAACCAGAACATCTGCTGCTTGCAAAATAATCCTGTTGCCTTGAATACATTCGTTTGAACCGCCCACCGCCACTGTTGCGCCTTTGACTAGGTAGTAGTTGACCGCTGAACGGGTAAAGTAAACGTCACAAGTGATAGGTGAAGTAGAGGTGTTAGATACCACAAGGCTGGCTATAGCCAAAGTGGTCGATGCCGCTACTGTCGTTGCAGTAGAGCCGCCCGTGCTGACGTTCTTTACTCCATACGATACGTTGGTGTAGGTTGCCATTTCTTATCCCATCATAAAAGCTAGGTAGTACGCTTGGTCTGCTGTAGCTGCTGTGTTAACAGCCCATGTTGGCGCACTACCGTTAGAAGTCAAAATATATCCGTTAGCACCGATTGGCACTTTAGATAGAGCCGTACCAGACACGTAGTAAAGCAAGTCGCCTGCGGCATAACTTGTCAGCCCTGTACCGCCGTAGCCAGTAGCAATAGTGCCGCCTTGCCATGTACCGCCAGAAATTACAGTAGAACCAAGCGCAAGAGAGTTAGTGCCCCACTGCACATTCTCAGGTATATAAGCATGGACGTCCCATGTTCCGCCTACTGTGCCGTTAGAAAGCAAGGCAATATCAGCCGCGCCACCGGGGGCAATCGTACCCACAGCGCCAGAAGCATTGTCAACAATCGTTAGCGTGCCAGTAGCGTTGTTGTTGAACTGGAAAGCAGTTGTTGCTGTCAGTGTCGTAGCGTCGGGCAATCTAAATGTCTGTCCGCCCGTACCGGTCAAAATCTGGCTAAATGTAGAAGCCGCTGTCAAGGTAGTTGTGCCGCCCGCCGCAGTAACTGTTGTGCTGCCTTGATTTAAACGGTTAATAGATACGTTCTGGTTTGCATCTCTCAGCATCACCGAGTTAGCGCCACTTGATGCGGTTACGCCCGTGCCACCATACGCCACGCCTACAGTTGTACCTTGCCAAGTACCAGAAGACACAGTACCCAACGCGCTGACGTTGTTAGACCCGTCTAGATTGACGGACTTCTCAGCAGGGTAAGTTACAAAGACGTTGACCGTACCAGAGAACGTAACCGCTGACCCAGAGTTGCTAGAGGCCAGAATAGTCGTGCGCGTGAGAGTCGGGCCAGTCGTTGAGTACGTGCCAATCCCCACCTCCCAGTTACCCGTAGCATCAAAGGCAGAGTAATAGGTGGTGTTCCCGTTGCCCACTACGGCAAAGGATTGGAAGCCCGTGACAGAGCCCGATAAGGTAAAACTTACCGTTGTGTTGGCTGTGCCAGTCTGTTGTACCCGATCATTGAGGGCTAGAGCCATTTAAGACTCCTTAAGAAGTCGCAGTAGTCGAGTAAGTAACAGTTACGGTGTCGCCAGATGTAACAGTCTTGGCAGTGCTGAAGTTGCCTTCTGAGTACAAAGTACCCGCAGTGCTAGAGATTGTGCTGACTGCGCCAGAACCTGTTACCAAGAAACATCCATACACAGTAGCAGAACCTGTCATTGTGTAGGTGATAGCCGTAGCCGTTGACGTAGTGACGTTTGATGGAGTCGTACCAGACGAGGTAGATGCTGCAAACACTGCTGTTCCACGCACTGCTGAACCGCCCACGGTATAGGTAGTCAACTCAGTCCATGTCTTAGAAGTCATAGTGTCTGCGGCTGCAAACGTAGTGCTGTTGTTAATCAAACCCAAGAATGGGCCAACTGTGGTGTAAGTGCCAGATGTGCGGAGCAAGGTGTCCAGCAACAACTGCTTACCAATAGCAACGACCAAGTTAGGGAATGCTTCGTCCCACTTGAGGTTGCCTTGTGCGTCACGGCACTCTACTTTGTAAAAGCCTTCAATGCCCATACCCTCTGGGATGGATGCGTTAGCTTGCAGTGTGGCTACGGCGTTATCGCCAAAACCGGATTGTTCTTTGTGCATATGTGCTCCTATGAGAGTCGGATGATTGCAGACGTATTAGTGACTGCTGGGAATTGTACGGTGAATGTGTTAGTTGAGGTCTTATCTGCGCCAAAATCTAACACGCAAACTGTTGGGTTAGTCGTGCCATTAGCCAAGTAAATCAAAGCACCTCTCGCGGTGATGGAGCCTGTCCATGCAGCATTAGTAAAAGACAGATAGGTTGTTGCCGCACCGGTCTGGTTACCGATTGTGGGGATTTGGCTAATAACCAGTGTTTGTCCACCCGCCGCATAGTTACCACCAGATGTTTCGCCTGTGCTTGTGTAAGCTGTAGTAGTGGCATCTAACGTAGCGGCGTTGGTATACAACGCAATATTAAATACTTGAGACGTCCCAGTATTGAAGTTAAACACCCCATCAAGTAAACCGGTCTTGAATGTATTGGTTGCCCAATTACCCGTAAACGCCATTATTGGACCCCGCTATTTTGCGGTAGCGGAGCCACGCGAGCCTGACCACTACGATACGCATCACTGCGCTCCAGCCCATCTCCGAGGCGTTTAGCCAATGCAAGTGCTTCTTTGTACTTGGTATCGTACAAAGTAATGATGTCTTGTTCGCCCTTCATGTAGGTATATGCTTCAACCAGCGAACCATACAAAAGGACTGTGTCAAAGTTATCCCCCAGCCAAGTCTGACCAGTAGACGAAACGGTGATTGACACGGGGTAATAGTAATAGTGCAACTCTACGGAGTAAGACGCATCAGGGGTTGGACCAACAATGAATGAGAGCTCATTAGTAATTGTGCTGGTATTAACAGTTGGGCCAAACAGCGCGTAGTATTTAGGAATACCTGTATCTGTGGTTGGGTTGGGGTACGCCTGACGGATGAAGTTCACATCTTTGTTTAACAGGTATTCGTAGTTACCCGTTGCTGTATCAATTACAGCCAAAGAATACGTAGACAAGAAATCATCGGGGCAAGATAAATATTTATTGCTAGTAGTCACGCTACCTGTCACGTTTTTGCGTAACGACGGAAACTGAACAGTGTTATAGATACGCTGTTCAGCCTGAGTAATAAAGCGATTCAACTGGGTCGTTGAAGACACAACTGTGCTATCCGCCAACGTAGTGGCAGGAAACGTATTTTCTGTATACGTCTGAATCGCTGTTAGTAACTCAGAATAGGTCATGCCATCGGGCCTCGTGCCATCAAGCCTTTAGTAGCTGCGCCAGTACCACGGACTTTGATGCCGGTAGTTTTAACATCATCAGCGGCTGGATCACCAGCACTGACGCGTTGAGCAGGGGTGTATGGGTTTACGCTTTTAGCAGACAAAGTGTTAGGGTCAACTACGTTTGCTTTTTTATTAGCTTCGCCATGTGGTTGAGCGTAGAAAGCACCATCGCCAACTTCTTTGCCCATCATTTTTTTACTGAAAGTAGCCATTATTTGCCCCTTTGGTTTGCGACACGAGCCATGTTACGACCCATAGACTTCATCATCTCGCCAGTCACGCCGCCCTTTTTGAGCTTCAAAGAAGTGCCTTTGCCGCCCTTGTGTTCTTGCATATCATGTTGCTTGAAGGCCTTTTTGATAAGGGCTTTGTCTTGCGCCATGTCAGCTTTACCAGATTCC